ACGGTGCAACAGCAACGATTCAAATAGTTGGCTCTATAGATGATGCTCAATCTAGTTTAACTACTGGGTCTGACTACTACGTTCAAACAGATGGCACATTAAACACTACAAAAGGAACACCAGAGGTTTATGCAGGAAAAGCAATTTCCTCAACTAAACTTGCTATTCAACATCCTGAAATAGCATCAACTCAAAGTTTGGTGTTTATACAAAAGTATGAACCGAGCGGCTCAACAGATATTATTGATATAGAGGCATTTGATACAAGCCTATATAGTGCTTACATGATTGTTATGGACAATATGATTCATGCGAGCGGTAATGGAGACATTAGCGTTTATTATAAGGTTGACGGTGCATACAGAACAGACAGCAACTATAGTCGCAGACTGATAAGAACCGATCAAAACGGAACGGGAATAACCAGTAGCGACAACAGTAGCTCTAGTCAAAGCAAAATTGATTTAGGCAATGAAGCTGAGTTTACCGGACTGCTGCACGTTTTCTTTACTGTTTCAGACAATGCTGTACATGACAATACATTGCTTACCTATGACTTTAATGGTCAACGAGCATCTGGAGGGTCAAACACCTTTACGCAGGGTTCTGCTACCTACTACAACAGTTCTTTAAGTTCTAATAGGTTAGAAGGATTAAGGATTGATGGGGCTAGTAACCTTACAGGAACAGTGTCTTTGTACGGAATTAACAAGGGTTAAATTATGAGTCAACTTAAGTGTACGGCAGACGGTCTAGTTCCGATTACTGACGAAGATCAAACCTTTTTAGATGCAGTAAAAGTTCAAGACGAAGTGTGGGCTGCAACAGCGGATGACAGAAACCGTGAGGGTATGGTTGTTACTATGCGTCAAGCACGACTAGCGTTAGCCCAAGAAAACAAGCTACAGCTGGTAGAGGATGCTATTGCGTTGATCCCAGAGCCTGATAAAACTACTATATCTATTGAGTGGGAATATGGTTCAAATGTAGAGCGTGTGTCTCCTTGGATTGATACTATGGCGTCTGCATTAGGTATGACTGATGTAGAGATGGACGCCCTGTTTGAACTGGCGGCAACTCTGTAACATGAGCAGCGTGGGAAACACATCTATGATGGATAACAGGCTTGACCGCATAGAGCAAAAGCTTGACAAACTAACTGAAGCGGTATCTCAGATTGCCCGTGTGGAAGAGCAGCTGCTGTCTGCTTTTAAGCGTATGGATCGACACGAAAAAAGATTAGACGATCAGGAGGATGATATACGAGAGCTAGAAGGCGCTATGTTAGCTAACTCAAGCTCTGTTAAAAACGCTGAGCGTTTCTTTTGGATTGTTGTCAGTGCTTGCATATCCTTTGTTGTTTACATGGTGCGATAACCTATGTGGCAAGCTTTACTATCACCAATCACAACGTTGCTAGGTCAGGTTCTAAAGAACAGGGCTGAAGAAAAAAACGCAGTACATAAAGCAAAGATGCAGGTTATTGAGAACACCGCGTCTTGGGAACAGCTTATGGCTACTGCTAGTGCCACCTCATGGAAGGATGAGTGGTTTACATTGTTGCTCTCAGCGCCTGTGGTTGCGGTTGTGTGGGGCATTGGGATGAACGATGTGGAAATACTAGATCGTATTGGTCTTGCCTTTGAGGAGCTTAACAGGCTTCCTGATTGGTATCAGTACCTACTGTTTATGGCCGTGTCTGCATCCTTTGGTATTCGTGGTGCTGACAAGCTGCTTGCGTTGAAGGGGAAAAATAAGTGATAGAGTTTGATATTTTCAAAGATTCTTTAGCTGAATCTGACCCCCTTGCTAGTACAGTTGATAATCAAAATACTGAAGAAAATGGGTATTGGGTTATTACTAGCAGAGCTAAAGGTGATGCTAATAATCCCTTTGGTGGGTCTGCAGATCAAAATCAAATCTCTCAACTTGTTCAAATGACTGAACAGGATTTACGTAAAGAGTTTCAAGACTCTGGTCAACTACAGGATCAGTTTAGTTCTTTTGATAACTACATGGGATACATTGATGAATCTCAAGAATGGATTCAGTCAGCAGATTGGATGCTAAACACTCCTGAATATCGACCGGGGTCTAAAGAGTGGGCCTATATTAATGGAGAAGACTTTGCATGGCGTCCCGGAGAGCGCGAAGAAATTGCACAAAAGATAAGCCAAGATACTAATAATGCCCGTCAAAGTGGTTACCAACAATGGATGAACGAAGGTAATGAACTGCTTGGTAAGTGGGGCATTCAAGACACTATTTATAACGACGATGGCGATCAGTTTAAGTGGACGGGTTCTGGTTATCAAAAAACTATTAAAGTTGATGACTCTTTTAGCGTTGCTGATTTTACTAAAGGGCTAATTGTTGCGGCAGCTACAGCAGGGGTTGGGGCAGCATTAGCGCCTGTTGTTGCATCAACGTTAGGAATTGGTAATACGTTGGCAAACACGGTTGTTAACGCCGCCCTTAACGCTGCTACAGGCCAAGACATGTCTATTAGTGATGGGTTTTCTTTTGCCTTAAACAGTCTTGTTCCGGGTGCTGGTGAAATTGTCGATCCTGATATAGCTGGTGCAGTTGGTAGTGCTATACAGGATTATATTACTGATCGTGACAACTATGAAACAGATGACGCTGGACAAATTGTGTGGAATACACATGGCGGCACTGATGAAATGGGCAACCCGATAATTAATATTCCTGATTTTGGCTTGCCCGGAGAAGAAGACGGTGGTAGTACTACATCTACTGATAGTACTAATGTTACTGATGGTAGTGGTGACGATACCACAGATACTGTTGATGGTGGTGGTGTTATTGGCGGTGGTGCTACTGACAGTGATGGTAGCGGAGACCCTGATACTAATGACAGTGATGGTGACGGTATCCCCGACAGATTTGACGAAGACTTTGTTTACGATCCTGAACACGATCACATTTACCGTGGTAACGGGGTGTTTGAGCAAGTTGATGAAAACGGCGAGCTTACAGGACGAGTATGGATTGATCCCGACTTTGAAAGTGAAGATGGCTACAGCGCTGTTATAGGGGAAGGTTATAGCGTTCCGGGATCAGAAGGAGATCTAGGAAGCGATACCACGCAAGAAGGAACAGGTGATGATGAGGACACTACAGGTACAACTGCTCCTACAGAAGGTTCTATTTGTTTTCTTTCTAATGGAAATATTGGTGTAATCCTTAATGGTGTTTGTGTAGCTCCAGAGACTACTACAGGAACTGGTACTGGTACAGGTACAGGCACAGGTACTGGTACTGGTACTGGTACAGGTACAGGCACAGGTACAGGTACAGGAGCCGGCACTGGTGATGGCACTGGTGATGACATTGGTGATGACACTGGTGATGACATTGGTGATGACATTGGTGATGACACTGGTGATGGCACTGGTGATGGCACTGGTGATGGCACTGGCGATGGCAGTGGCGATGGGACTGGCGATGGCACTGGCGATGGCAGTGGTACGACTGGTGGGGTTGGTAAAGTTTCTGGTAGTGATTTTGACCCTTACCTATTTAAAGGGCTTTCATACCAAACACCGACAATACAAGAAATAATTCAAAATCCTAACGTTGATTACACGGCTGCTCTTAATCGTATTATTAACAAAGGTATGTTTGGAAACTTAATATGACATATTTAAATCTAGTAAACAACGTACTTAGACGGTTACGGGAAGATGAAGTAACTACCGTTAATAGCGATTCATATAGTTCTATGGTTGGTGATTATATTAACGATGCCAAACAGCTTGTAGAAAACGCATGGGATTGGTCTAATCTTAGGTCTACTCTTACAGTTTCTACGGTTGCTGATGACTACACTTACTCGTTAACTGGCTACCAAGACCAAGGTAAAATCCTAAACATTATCAACGATACATCTAATATTGTTATGGAGTACAGGCCACAGACTTGGTTTGATGATAAATTCTTGGTTAACACGCCTGCTTCTGGTAAGCCTGAATACTATACCTTTAGCGGTATTGATGGCTCTGGTGACGCACAGATTGACATATACCCTAAGCCTGATGGTGTTTATTCTATTAAAGTTAAAAGCGTAATTAGAAACGTAGAACTAAGCAACGACAACGATACGCTTGCTATTCCCAGTCAACCTGTAATACACATGGCTATTGCTATGCTAGCGCGTGAACGTGGTGAGACAGGCGGTACATCAACACCAGAGTACTTTACTATTGCCGACAAGTATCTGTCTGATGCAATTGCTTTGGACGCTCAGAAGCATCCTGAAGAAACTATCTGGTATACCCCGTAGGAGAACGTATGGCTCAGCCACTACAAAGTATTAATTTAGTTGCTCCTGCTTTTAAGGGGGTTAACACAGAAGATTCTCCTCTTGCACAAGATCCGTCTTTTGCAGAAATTGCAGATAACGCTATTATTGATAGACGAGGACGCTTAGCAGCTCGAAAAGGTAATTCTGTTCTTACTACAAATAAAACAGTATTAGGCACTGATTACCTTCATAACATACACGAGTTCTACGACAATGCTGGTAACGAGATAATTTTTAGTACTGGCAATAACAAGATTATGACAGGCACAACTACACTTGTAGACGCTACGCCGGGGTCATACACGATTACTGCTAACGATTGGAAGATAATTAACTTTAACGATCATGCTTACTTTTTCCAGCGGGGCTACGAGCCTCTTGTATACAGTAATAGTCTTGGCGTAGTAACTAAAATGTCTAGTGTTGCTGGTGCTTCTGTATCATCAACACAATACTGCCACGAAGCTATCGGTGCTTATGGTCGTGTATGGTGCGTAGGTAATGCCACTGATGATAATACAATCTACTGGTCTGATCTTCTTAAAGGACACGACTTTTCTGGCGGTTCTAGTGGATCTATTAATGTATCTAAAGCATGGCCCGATGGGTTTGATAAAATTGTAGCTATAGCAGCCCACAACGGACTACTTGTTGTTTTAGGTGAACACAGTATTATTACGTATGCAGGTGCAGAAAGTCCTGCTACTATGGTTTTGCAAGACACTATACCAAATGTAGGTTGTATTAGCAGAAAAACTGTACAAAACATTGGAACAGATTTACTTTTCTTAAGTGACGATGGTTTACGTAGTCTAGGTAGAGCTATCCAAGAAAAATCTTTACCTATGTTTGATTTAAGCCGAAACGTAAAACAAGAACTTATTGCGTACACTCTAGCTTCTACTTCTCCTATTACTTCTGTATATAGCCCAGAAAATTATTTTTATTTACTTTCTTTTCCAGATTTAAGTGTAACTTTTTGTTTTGATCTTAGGGGAGTTTTAGAAAACAACTCTTACAGAGTAACGCGGTGGCCTAGTGTTAATTTTAAATCTTACCATAGAGTTAAAGATGGTGGTTTGTATATAGGCACAGTTAACGGTGTTGGAGAATACTCTGGTTACTACGATAACAATTTACCGTATCGTTTTCGATATACAAGCCCCGGTTTAACTTTTGGTGATCCTTCTAGAATTAAAATATTAAAAAAAGTACGCCCTACAATTATTGGTGGTAACAACGCTAACATTATTTTAAAGTGGGCTTACGATTTTAAAACAGCAACTAACTCTAGAGTGTTTACAGTAAGTGACCTTATTCCCGGTTTTTATGGTGAGTCAGAATTTAACATAGCACAGTTTTCTGAAGGTGAGATTGTCAACAGGACGGCGTTTAACACGACAGGTTACGGAACTGTAATAACTGTAGGGATTGAAACAGACATTAATGGTTACGGAATGTCTATACAAGAAATGAACGTATTAGCGTTAGTAGGTAAAACATTATGAATGGATTTAATACTCCTGTATTTTCTGAGCCAGCGACTGCAGCCAACCCTTCTCAATCTTTTTTAAACCCAACGGAGGGGTTGTTTTCAGCCAACCCTTCTCAATCTTTTTTAAGCCCGATGGAGGGGTTGTTTAATACTCCTGTATTTTCTGAGTCAGCGACTTCAGCCAACCCTTTTCAATCTTTTTTAAGCGGGGCGCAGGGGTTGTTTCAGTCATTTGGTAGCCCTATTTTGGGTACTGCCGCTATTATGAATGCTTATAATAACCTTGGCGGTATTGGTACTGCTGCTCAACAAGGCGCACAGGCTATTGCTAATCAGCAGTTAGAGCAGACTCAATTTCAACCTTTTGGTCTTACTACAGGCACTGGATCATCTTTTGGCTACGATCCCCAAACAGGGAACGCTACAATAACTATCAGCGGTCCTGAACAAACAGCACAAGCTCTTGGATTAAACAGATACAATGAGCTAATGCAGATGGACCCTGAAGGTGCTGGTCGCATGGTAGGGCTAGGCAACACTTTAGCAACTCAAGGCGAAAATCGACTTGCTATAGACCCAGCTGGGATGGGAGATTTAAAGACAGCTTCTGAAGCAGCTTTTGGTATGGGTGAAGAGTTTAGAACTAAAGCTCAGTATGAACCTTCTGATATTAATTTAATGCGTTTTAAGTTTGCCGATCAAGTTCCCGGTCTGTTATCTCAACAACCTAGCGCGGCAATAGGACAACTAGGTCAGCAAGCTCTTGGTTTAGGTGCTAGTGGTTTAGCTACAACAGCCCCTCAAGATGTAGAGGCACTACGTAGGCAATACAGAGGCTTAGCAAGTCAGTCAGCACAAGATGTTTTAACGCCTACTGGAGCTAGAGAGCAGGACGTTTACAGCCGGATTAGAGCAACACAGTTAGGTGAAGAAGAAAGACAAAGACTACAGTTAGAAGAGCGTCTTGCTAATCAAGGACGTTTAGGTGTTCGTACTTCTATGTTTGGTGGTACGCCAGAACAGTTTGCTATGGCTAAAGCACAAGAAGAAGCACAAAACCAAGCATCGTTAATGGCTATACAACAAGCTCAGAGCGAACGACAACAAGCACTAGGCACAGCACAAACTCTTGGCGGTATGTTTGGTCAGCAAGCAGGATTGTCTAACACGTTGCAAAGTGCGGCACAACAGAGAGCAACACAGCTTTCACAGCTAGGTTTGTCAGCTAACCAGATTGAAAGCCAGCTTAGATCAGAAGGTCTAGGCAGAGCGTCTACAGCAGCAGCACAGTCTGCTTCACTAGCTCAAACTTCTGGTGCTTTGCAGGCACAAAAAGCAGGTCTTGATCTGCAGTACACAGGTCTTGGCGCTAACTTGGCACAGCAACGTCAAGCTATGGATGCGGCTAATCAGGCCCAAGCACTACAAGCGTTGCAAATGTCTCAGGGTATGTACACAGGCGCAGAGGCGTTGCGTGGAGCACAACAACAGAGAGCGGCTGCAGCCCTTTCTTCTGCTTACGTACCACAAGCACAGGCGCTACAAGCTTTGCAAGCAACATCGTTGTTCCCACAGCTACAACAAAGAGGTCAGCTACAAGGTGCTGGTCTGTATGGTGAGGCGGCTATGGGAGGTCTTGAAGCATTGCTGGCATCTGGCATTGGTCAGGCTAACATGATGGGACAGCTAGGCACAGGTCTTTTGACAGGAAGTATGGGCGGTGGTTCTGGAGGTTCTGGAGGTTTTAGCCTTCAAGATCTTTTAGACCTGCTTGGTCGTTAAACCCTTTAAAAGGAAAAAGTAATGGCAAAGTTTGGTGAAAGATTTTTAGCAAGTGTTGCTAATCCTACTTATGGTAGAGGGCTTTTTGATGTAGGTTCTTCTTTTGGTGCTGCTCCTAGACTTAGAAGAGAACGAGAAGAAAAAGAGCGTAGAGAAAAAGGCATGATGGGTGGTATGTTAGCCGCTCAACAAGCAGCAGCTGAGGGACGTTTTGATACTCAAACTATGAAATCATACATAGGCAGTATGCAAGGGCTTGGTGTTCCTACACAACAAATAATGTCAACACTTCCTACTTTGCAACAGACACAACAAGCTGGTGTCTTAAACAACAAACAAAACCAGTTAGTTGGTTTACAACAACAGCTTAATGAGCAGGCTAATATCTTACTAGAATCTGATGATATCTCTAGAAAAGAAGCAGCTAACTTTTATATAGATACTCTTGAAGAGCAGATGGTAGAGATTGCTAAAGATACAAAAGGTATTAATGCTGCTAACTTTGTTGGTATAGGTGATAAAACAAGAGCTGATGTTACTAAGGCTCAGCTTGCTCAGATTGAAACAAACGCTAAGATTAGTGGAGCGCAGCAGCAAATGGCTATCTCTGCTTTAGAGCGTTTACAGTTTGGTACAGAGGCATGGGATGCTAAAGCTGCAGAGTTAGAGAAAGCAGGTTTCCGCAAAGCAGTACAAACTGTTCGTCAAGCACAGCAACAGATTCAACTAGCTAATAAACAATTTGAAGATGATATGTCAACGTTTAAAAATCCTACTCCAACACAAATAAAAGAAATGGAAGATGGAGGTATTACTGTACCTAAAGATGCTATAGGCCAAAGACAAGCTTGGAGAGCCTATCTTAAATTTAAACGAGACAAACAAATAGCAGCTGCTACTGCTTATCTTGATCCTGTTACTCGTGAGCGAGCAGAAGGCCTTGTAAGGTGGACAATGCAAGGTATTGCTGAAAAAGGAGACTTTGTTGATATCTTTTATGATGACATTAATACAGTGATTGAAGACCTTACACCGGAACAGCTTAGTGAGATTAACTCTTTAGTTACTGGACGCTCTGAATCAGAAGTTGCTCCTATCGTTGAGCAGTGGCTAAGACGTAACTATCCTGAGCCTTTTGAAAGGTCTGAGAAGTTTATTCAAAACCAGCAAAGAGAAGCAAAGGCACGAGAAGAAGCACTTGCTGAAGTGTTTGATGCTAATCCTCAGCTTGATCCTAATGATCCTGTAGACGTAAGGCTAGCTACACAAAAACTTGATGAGTCTCTTAGCACAGAAAGATCGACAGAAACAGGGGTAGGTACTCCGTTTACTCCTGTAACTGCTCTTTAAAAGGTTTAATTAAATGGCGAGTACTAATAGTCGTAGAGGCTACACTCAAGGACTTCACGTTATAAAGTCTGGAGAAACTGCCAAACAAGTAGCTGACAAGTTTGATGTATCTGTGCGGGAGTTGCTTGAGTATAACAGTGCTGTCTTAGGTGATCGCTGGGATGCAGGTAAAGTTGTACGTGATCCTAAGCATAGAAAAAATACAGTTGAAGAAGCCATAGAGCTTGGTGCAACAGCAGAGCAGATTGGTCGCGCCCTAGGAATGTCTGTTGATGATGTAGTCTCTGAGTACAATGTATTGCGTGAGGATGAACTACAGGACATTCCAAAGCCTACTAAAAAACTTAAAGAAACTTTGAAAGAAATAGAAGTGCCTAAACGTTCAGGTAAAGTAGACGAGGTAAGAGTACCTAAGAGGTCTGGTCGCTTTGCTGATATTAAAGTACCTGAACGTGCTAAGAAAATAGTTCTTGAAGCGGTTGAGACACCTGAAAGATCAGGGCGTTTTGCTGAGATCAAAGTACCTGAGAGAGCTAAAAAGATACTACTTGAAGAAGTAGAAGTACCTAAACGTGCTGGTAGATTTCCTGAAGTAGCTGTTGATGCACAGCCTGTACCAACTGAACTGCTTCAGGAAGTAGAGACTCCTCGTCGTGCTGGTAAAGTAGATGAAGTCACTGTTCCACAACGTACACAAAAGGAAGTACCCGCTCCGTACACAGACTATGAATCTACTTTACCTGATTTAGACCCTTCTATGTATAGAAAAGATGGTAGTCGTAAATCTAGTAGCGGTTATTTAGGGCCACAAAAAAATAAAGAAACCGGACAAACTATGACTGAGTACACCATAGGTGTGCAGATAGACGGTAAAGAAGTTGAAATACCTTCTATGGTTCCCGGTCTTACTGATAAAGAAATCGATGCAATAAGAAGCGGTAAGGTTCCAAACAGTGTTGCTGTTAAAGCAAAAGCCCATGCTGAAAAAAGAATAGCCGAAGGTAAAAGTCCGTTTTATCAAGACTTAGAAGAATACACAGACTATGAATCTGCAATGGATCAACGTCTTGCTGAAGTAACTACACCTACTAGAAAGCCAGCAGAAACGCCAAAGCCTGAAGGTATTGTTATTCCTCAGTCTGCTATTGATATTATTAAGCCTCCTGCAAAAAAAAGAAAGACTGATGATATTGTCATACCTCAATCTGCCATTGATATTCGTAGAGAATTAGCTAACGAACAAGGTAAGCGTCTTGCCGCTCTTGTAACAGAAGCAGGAGAGGGTATTACTCTTGGTTTGCTGGGAGAGATGAAAGCTGCAATAGAGTCTGCTACTACTGATAAAACATATGATAGGGCTAAGGCTGAGTATGAAGTAGCACGAGAGCAGTTTCGCAAAAACAATCCTGAGTTGGCACAGCTTGCTACGCCTGTTGAATTGATATCTACTTTACCTACAGGTATTGGTCTTGCTCGTGGCCTAGCTAAAGCAGGCGTTACGTCTATTGCAGCACAAGCAGGTATTGAGTCTTCTATCTACGGTGTTGCTACAGGTGAAGGGTTTGAAAACAGGTTGTTCCAAGGTATAGGTTACGGTGCATTAGGCGCTTTGACAGGAAAAGCCTTTGATAAAATACTAGACCCTTCCTTCACCAAACGTTTTAACACCATTGAAGAGTTCAACAAAGCCCGTGCTCAAGCGCAAGAAGAATTAGTTGTCGCTGCTAGGATGACTAGAGCGCCTGAAGATATAACTAATGCAGAGCTAGCTACTCAATTACTCATGCGAGAGATTGAGTTTCTTGGAGATGTTGTAGGTAGACAGGGCGCGTTACCTAAAGACTTAGCACCTTTTTATCAGCGCATGAAAGGGTACGCTGAAGACATGGGCGTGGACATTCGTCAGCTAAACAGAGTAGTACGCTCTGATAAAGCTATTAAAGATTTGCGTAAGACTTTAGATGAGCCTTTTGAAACTCTTGATGACATGGCGCATCTACGTCAAGACTTATTAGACATGACTACTGGTCGGCTTGCTGCTGACGTAGGTCGTACTATCCCTGAAGCGCAGAAAGCTCTTGTTCGATTTAGGCGTTTAGCTTCTCCTCTTGCTACTCTTGCTGAAGATACAGTAGGCGTTGCTTTTTCACAGCGTCTTGTCAGGGCTATGAACAGGGTAACAAGGAAACAAACTGAGCTTGATAATATGTGGAAAGGGATGGAACCGTTCCGCGAATTAGCATCTTCTAATCCTAAGTTTAACGATCTACTACTAGACGCAGTGAATCCACGTTTGTCTTTAGAGTTTAAAGAAAAATCTTTGCAGGCTGCTATGAACTTAGCTAGGGCTAAAATAGGTAAAGGAGCACCTGAAAGACTGCAAAAGTTCTTTGATGACAACGTTGCATTTTCTAGTAGATACCGCAGACAGGTAACAGCGGGAGAAGTAACTCCTGTGTGGATGCACTCTGCTCCTGAATCAGTAATGAAAGATGCTTCTCTAAGGACTTATAGAGATAGAGCCGCAGTTAAAGCAGAGGATGCAGCCTCTAAGAATGTTCAACGTCCTTCAATGAAAGAGTGGAGAGCTACTAATGCTAAACGTCCTCCTGAAAAACAGCAGGAGTATGCAAACATTTTTGATTCACACTGGACATGGCAACGTCAGACTCTTACCAGAATGGAAATAGGTGAGCAACTTGGTTTTAGGACAGCAGGTAAACCACTTGTTGTAGGTAAAAACCTAGACCCTAAAGCTGTAAAGGAAGGTGCTAGTGAGTTAGAAGCTACTGCGTCTTACGAGGCAGGTAAGTTCCGTTTGTTTGATGACAACATCATTGAAGAAGCCTTAAAGCGTGAGGGTTATTCTGACGTACAGATTAAGAATGCACAACAAATTATTGATGACTTAGGTATTAACGCTAACAAAGGGATGGCGAGTGAGTTGGAGATTATTCGTAGTCTTGGCTACGTAGGTACTATTGCTAATCCTTATGGCGCTTTGATGAACGTCCACGATTTGTTTAATGCTTCCTTTGAACTTGGTCTAGGCAACGTAATTAAAGCTGTGTTTGCTAAAGGCGGTGTTGAGTTTAGCCCTGCTGATATGGGACTAGCTCGTCAGGTGTTTGGTGAGTTTGTACGTAAGGCTCGTAAAGGAACTCAAAAAGATATAGACGCTCTTGGTGGTTATACTTCAGGTAATAGGTTTATTGAAGGTGCTGCTAAAGCCAGTGAAGACTTGCTTGAGTGGTCTATGAAGTGGTCTGGATTCTCTAAACTAGATCAGTTTGGTAAAAGTCGTATCATGGGTGCTTCTTTTAACAGAGCAAGACAAGACATAGCTGATGGTAGTTTTGATACTAAGTGGCAGTACAGTTTTAGTAAGCCTGAGATACAACAATTAAAGAAAGATATTGCTGATGGTGTTACAGACAGTGAGCTAGTACGTGATCTTGTTATGTTTGATCTGTTCAAGCTACAGCCTATCAACGCTGCTGCACAAACGGCAGCAGGGTTAGCTACTCCTAATGCTCGTATTTTTTATATGTTAAAAGGTTTTGCAATCAAACAGTTTGATTTGATGGAGCGTAGGATATACAGAGAGTGGGAAGCTGGTAACAAGAAACAAGCACTAGAAAACTTAGCTAAGTACATTGTGTTGTCAGGTGGTGGTTATGGTGTAGTTAACGAGGCTCGTCAAGTACTGAAGGGGGAGTCTCCTGACCCAGTAGAAGGCGCAGTGTCTGCTCTTTACCAAATAGGATCTGTTGTTACGTTTGGTGCTATGGGCGCTAACGACTACGGTTATGATAAGTTTATGAATGATCCTTTAACTGCAATGTCTACTAATGTGTTGCCTCCACTGGGTGCTACTCTTCCCGGTGCAGTCTTAGAAGACATCGCCGATGCTTTTAGGAAAGGTGATCCTTTACCTGATGAAACAATCTTTGCTTTACCAATTGTAGGTAAAACACTCAAAGGAGTTTTTGACGAATGAACGACGATAAACACACAGTAAGTTACACATCTCACGACTATCACAGTATGTGTCAGCGTTCTAAAGAGCGTATCAAAAAGATGCAGAAGGAAGGAATACCTACGCCTCATGACCCGAAAGACAAGCCAGAAGACGTAGGTAAGTCGGAAGGTTACTCTATGATCTTTATATCATAGTTCACAGTTGTTACCTGTGCAGGCCAGTTGCTGTGACCCTTCAGTCATATCGCTGGCCTCTTCTATATCCCACGATATCTCTTTCGGAAAGTCCTTAGCTAACTGGTTGTAAGTTTTCTTATCAACAGGTTCATATGGTGCTTGAGCATAGCTGTGATCTGAATAAGGTAGAAAACTAATACCTGATACCTTATCAAACTTGTTGTACAACCACTGTCCTACCTCAAGGAACTCATCATCACGGTAGTAGCAAGTCATTGATGGCTTATGCTCACACCAGTAGTCCTGATATATTTCCCACAGATCTAACTGCTCCATAGCGCCCATGTCTGAGGCTGTCACAGCGCCTTCAGGAGACGCGATAGGAAAGGAGAATACCTTAGTACTGGGTGACATTAGATCGTCCTCCACAGGCACACCAGCGTCCTCTAACACGCTGCATAGTGGATCACGAGCATCTGCGCGTACTCGTCGAATGTACTGCGAGCTATAACGAGGATGGATACCACTAGCGCTATCGACCAGCTGACTAACAGTACCGCTAGGCTTAATCGCAGTAATAGCGACAGAAGGGTTAATGCCAAGTTTCTTAGCCCACTGCTCGTTAGTGACGATAGCTTCATTACGCATCTCCGTTAGCCACTTCTTGAGTTTTGCTTTGTCTTCTCGTCCTGATAGTACAGGATGATCCATGATACCAGTAAGACTAACACCTAGTAGTGCTTCTTCCTCTGTGTTTGTCTTCCATATATTTCTTAGGTATCGGAAGTCTGTGAGGGTAGCCTGTAGAGTTCCAAGGATAGATGCAATGCGTACTTTTCGTTTGAGGCTTGCGAGCGTATCGGATGGCCTGATAACAACTTCAGATAGGTTGCAGAACTGGTAAGGTCTGAGGATGATTTCACTACATGGATTAGTTCCAAAATCATAGGTAGCATCTCGTCGCTCGTTTCTTGCAGCTTGCTTTTGACTTGCCACTCTAGAAAAGACACCGCGTTCACCAGATCTTGATTCATATAAACTAGTCCACTCATTTAGGAATGCTTCAAAGTCTGGCTTCTCTGTGTAACAAGCAGAGTTGTTAGCCAGCCCACGTTGGGGTTCATCAACCCACCACTGCCCATGCTTACAGCGGCGTAGCCTATCGTCCGTTAGGTTGGAGAGACTGATGAGGGCGCTTCGTCTGACTCCTCCGACAACGACGATTTGAGCAATCTTACAGCAAAGATCGTGGCATTCAATGGACGTAAGGCGGCGTCCAGCTG